ACCGCTGGCGGATGATCCTGCCGTTCGGGCCGTGTTCCGCAATGAGGCAGTGATCCGTCGTGCTGGTGGCGTGGAATGTCTTGAAAGCTGGTTACTTCGTGAAAAAGGCTGCCAGTGGCCTCATTCCGACTGGCACAGCGAGAACATGACCACAATGCGACACGCTCCGGGCGCAATCCGTCTGTGCTGGCACTGCGATAACCAGCTGCGCGATCAGTTCACGGAACGGCTGGAATCAATGGCAACGGATAACTGTGCCCGCTGGGTGTTGTCTGTTGTGCGTCGGGATCTCGGTTTTGATGATAGTCACGTTGTGACAATGCCGGAACTGTGCTGGTGGCTGATTCGTAATGACCTGGCGGATGCCTTACCGGAAAGTGCAGCCCGTAAGGCACTGAGATTACCAAAGCCTGTTGTGCCGTCTGTCACCCGGGAAAGTGACCTTGTGCCTTCGGTTCCTGCCACCAGCATCATCCAGGATAAGGCAAAAAAGGTGCTGGCGCTGAAAGTGGATCCGGAGTCGCCGGAGTCTTTTATGTTACGCCCAAAACGCCGCCGCTGGGTTAATGAAAAGTACACGCGCTGGGTTAAGACACAGCCGTGTGCATGTTGTGGAAAGCCTGCTGATGATCCCCACCACCTGATAGGCCACGGTCAGGGTGGAATGGGTACAAAAGCGCATGACCTCTTTGTGTTGCCTTTGTGCAGAAAGCATCACGACGAGCTGCATGCGGATACCGTGGCATTTGAAGAGAAGTATGGCTCCCAGCTGGAGCTGATATTTCGTTTTATCGATCGTGCGCTGGCAATTGGCGTATTGGCGTAAGTGGAGAACGAGCATGAACCTTGAAGCCTTACCAAAATATTACTCCCCAAAATCTCCAAAATTGAGCGATGACGCACCGGCGACAGGCTCAGGTGGTTTAACGATTACGGATGTGATGGCTGCGCAGGGGATGGTGCAGTCGAAAGCACCGCTTGGGTTTGCCTTATTCCTGGCAAAAGTTGGTGTTCAGGATCCTCAGTTTGCGATTGAAGGTCTGCTCAATTACGCGATGGCACTGGATAACCCGACATTGAACAAATTGAGTGAAGAAACCCGGTTACAGATCATCCCTTACCTTGTGAATTTTGCCTTTGCTGATTATTCCAGGTCTGCGGCAAGTAAGGCTCGCTGTGAGCATTGTGCTGGTACTGGATTTCATAATGTATTGCGCGAAGTGGTGAAACACTCCAGAAGCGGGGAATCTGTTATCAAGGAAGAGTGGGTGAAGGAACTATGTCAGCATTGCCATGGTAAGGGAGAAGTCAGCACAGCGTGCAGAGGGTGTAAGGGTAAAGGTATTGTCCTGGATGAAAAAAGAACCCGGCTTCATGGTGTGCCTGTTTATAAGATTTGTGGGCGTTGCAATGGCAACCGGTTTAGCCGTTTACCAACCACACTGGCGCGGCATCATGTCCAGAAGCTGGTACCGGACCTGACGGATTATCAGTGGTACAAAGGATATGCAGATGTCATTGATAAACTGGTTACAAAGTGCTGGCAGGAAGAAGCATATGCAGAGACACAATTGAGAAAAGTGACAAGATAAATGATTTTCGCCGAAGATGGCGACATGATGCTTGCATTTTTCAAAAAATATGGTTAGGATTCTCCTAACGATGGGCTTTGTATGTCTGCCGTTAACGAAATCATAACAAACCTCGCTTCGGCGGGGTTTTTGCTTTTCTGGAGGTCAATAATGCAGGGCGAAAAGCAGCAGCCATATTTTTTTAACCCTGGTATGACTGTTGAACAGCTTGAAGACTGGCTGGAGCAGCAAAAGCTTCATCTAAGCCGCTATAACCGTCTGGTAAAAGAAAAAGCAGAGCTTGAAGAACGGCTCAGTGATATTTCTGTGGAAATTGAACGAATGTCTGCTGGTGGTTTTAACGGAAAGTTGAGTTTCCCCTGGGAGTCAAGTCCGCCTCTGAGAAATAATCAACAGGGTAGTGTTTGACTGAAAGTTTTAGTGAGCGGAGAAATTCTGCTGCTTCTTCTGATATGTAATCAGGTTTTAGTCTGTCTGAAATAATAGACAAACTGTCATTAAGATCCCTTCCCCTCATATCTGAGAGGACCAACAGCAATTAAGAGGGGGCTAAATGTCCGATCCGATTTCCGGTACTGGGCTGGCTGGTGGTGCCCTGACGGGTGCCAGTGTTTATGGACTGCTGACCGGAACTGATTACGGCGTTGTATTTGGCGCATTTGCAGGGGCTGTATTCTACATAGCAACAGCAGCAGATCTGAGTGCATCGCGTCGACTGGCATATTTTATCGTGTCATATATTGCCGGGATCCTTTGCTCTGGGTTGGTTGGCTCCAAGCTGGCGAACTTGACCGGATACAGTGATAAACCTCTGGATGCTATTGGTGCCGTAATCGTCTCTGCTTTAGCCGTTAAAATCCTGACGTTCCTGAATAATCAGGATATCGGCTCGCTGGGGGCGCTCATAACGCGCCGGGGAGGGTCAGGTGGAGCTAAATGACCCGACAGCAACTATAAATGCGCTGTTATGTGCTTGTGTTGTTATTACTCTGATGTTTTATCGTCGTGGTGATTCGCGGCATCGTCCTTGGGTTTCACGTTTAGCCTGGCTGATTACTGTTACATACAGTGCTGTTCCGTTGGCCTATCTCTGTGGGATTTATCCTCATTCCTCATGGCCCATTATCGTGGCGAACACTATTTTTCTTTCCGTGCTGGTGGCCGTCAGAGGCAACGTTGCACGTCTGGTTGATCATCTGAGGCACTAATGAACCAACAATTATTTCAAAAGGCGGCTGGTATTAGCGCCGGGCTGGCTGCGCGCTGGTTTCCGCACATTGATGCGGCGATGAAGGAATTCGGCATTACAGCACCAGCGGATCAGGCAATGTTTATCGCTCAGGTAGGCCATGAGTCGATGGGGTTTAGCGCCGTAGTTGAAAATTTTAACTACACACCATCTGCGCTGGTGGCGACGTTCGGAAAGAGGATCACACAGCAGCAGGCTGATGCCCTTGGCAGAACATCCGGACATGCAGCTCGTCAGGATGCTATTGCCAATCTGGTGTATAGCAACCGACTGGGTAACAAAGCACCCGGTGATGGCTGGAAATATCGCGGTAGAGGATTAATTCAAATCACTGGCCTCCATAATTATCGCATCTGTGGCGCGGCGCTGAAGTTAGATCTGGTGACCTCACCTGAACAACTGGAGCAGGAGCTACAGGCCGCGCGCTCAGCTGCATGGTTCTACACATCTAAAGGCTGCATGGTCTACGGTGCCGATATTAATCGTGTTACGCGCATCATTAACGGCGGTCTGAACGGTATTGAGGATCGTAAGATTCGATACAACAAGGCGCGGGCGGCGCTGCTGGTATGAAGATGAGTTATTGGGCGCTCATTTTAACGTTTATTGCTTGTATTGCTGGTGGTCTTGTCTGGTCAGCTAATCATTACCACAATAAAGCCATTGAATACAAAAAACAGCGCGACGAAAACGCTATGGCATTAGATTCGGCTATGGCGACGATCTCTGATATGCAGAAGCGTCAACGTGACGTAGCAGAACTCGATGCCAGATATACAAAGGAGCTTGCTGATGCTAACGCGACTATCGAAAGTCTCCGTGCTGATGTTTCTGCTGGTCGTAAGCGCCTGCAAGTCGCAGCCACCTGTGCAAAGTCAACGACCGGAGCCAGCGGCATGGGCGATGGAGAAAGCCCAGGACTTACAGCAGATGCTGAACTCAATTATTACCGTCTCCGAAGTGGAATCGACAGGATAACCGCGCAGGTTAACTACCTGCAGGAGTACATCAGGACTCAGTGCTTAAAATAATTTTAACTTCACTGAAATTTAACAAGTGACTTTCAGGAAAATGCCTCGCAGAAGCGGGGCTTTTTTATGTCCTCAGTAAATGCGCTTCACACGCGCGACTTATGAACACAGAGCCTTTCAGGATGACCCTTGAGGATGCCGGTTTGGTTATCGGTGCCTTTCTGTGGGCCGGAATCCTGTGTGACAAGGTTCATCACTAAAAGGTAATTACCGATGAATTATCCAACTATCGTTGACGGCATTGATTTCAAAGAACTGGTTTTTATTACCAACAATGACCCTGTCACCGATTCATTTATGGTGGCGAAAGCATTTCGTAAGCGACATGACAACGTTGTGCGTGATGTAGAAAGAACTATCGCTGCTTGTCCTGAAGAGTTTGATACAAAACTCAATTTTGAGGTTTGCTATAAAAACAATGAGTTACAGAATGGTAAGCCACAAAAATTCTATCGGCTACGTAAGGATGGGTTGATGCTTTTGGTTATGTCCTACACCAAAAAAGAAGCAATGCGTATCAAAATTGCTTACATCAACGCATTCAACTGGATGTACGCCATGCTTCAGGTTGGTAATCGTCAATTTGAAGAAGAGCGAAATGCCGTAATGCTGGAGTACATGAAAGAGAAGGATGTTGCCAGCATGTCAGGTCGCCTGCTAAATCGCTGGGGAAAAATTAAGAAGCCACAGCTGCTGGCTAGAATTGAACGCCTTGAACAGCACGGGCAAACCGTAATTCCCGGACTCACCAATTAACGGCAGCACCGCGAAACAACCCAAGCCAGTAAGTGGGGAAATAACACTGGCAGCCACTGAAAGATGAACCTCCAGCCTTATGGCAAAAAAGATTCTTTGTGGTGGCGGACTGATGGAAAGACATCGGTTATTGCAGAGGCCATTCAATGAGTGGTCTCGACAATGGCTTATACCCTGCATGGGATAACTTAACTGATATCCCTTTTAACGGATAAACGGAGCCAATAATGGCAGAGAATGTCGGCATTATGGCAGTGAAATTTGGATAAATCGGAGATTAGTACATATGCCGCCACGAATCCCAAAAGCCTGCCGTGTTCGCGGTTGCCGCCATACCACCACAGATCCGTCAGGATATTGTGAAAGCCACAAAAGCGAAGGCTGGACGCAATATAAGCCAGGTCAGTCCCGTCACCAGCGCGGTTATGGTTCGAAGTGGGACGTTATCCGCGCGCGTGTGCTGAAGCGTGACAAAGGCCTGTGCCAGTTGTGCCTGCGTGCCGGTGTGGTTCGTGAGGCGAAAACCGTTGACCACATCATCCCTAAAGCGCATGGCGGCACAGATGCCGACAGCAATCTGCAGAGTTTGTGCTGGCCGTGCCATAAGGCGAAGACGGCCCGTGAACGGCTAAAGTGATAATAATTCTCAACTGTCTGAGGGGAGGGGCGGGGCAAATCCCTGTGACCTGACGTCTTCCGGACTGCCCGCCCCATCGTTTTTTTATACCCGCGAAAAATGAAATTTAACCAGGAGTGCCGCATATGGCTGGAACGGCGGGGCGTTCCGGGCGTCGCCCCAAGCCAACGGCGCGCAAGGCGCTGGCCGGAAACCCCGGCAAGCGAGCCCTGAATAAAGATGAACCTGTTTTTACGCCCATCAAAGGTGTTGAGCCACCGGAGTGGTTCGCTGAAGAAGATCTCCCTCTCGCTACGATCATGTGGCAACTGACAACTAAAGAACTCTGCGGTCAGGGTCTGCTGTGCGTGACTGACCTCGCGGTGCTTGAGCGGTGGTGCGTGGCCTACGAGTTCTGGCGACGTGCCGTGAAAAATATTGCCAGACAGGGCAACACCATCACCGGTGCAATGGGCGGTATGGTCAAAAATCCGGAGCTGACCGCCAAAAAAGAACAGGAGTCCGAGATGAGCAGTACGGGGGCAATGCTCGGACTCGACCCCAGCAGCCGCCAGCGTCTGATTGGCCTGGCGGGGCAGAAGAAAGCCACTAACCCGTTTCTGAAAATCATCGAATCATGAGCCGGAAATCTTACCCCAACGTAAATGCTGCCAATCAGTATGCCCGTGATGTCGTGCGCGGAAAGATTGTGGCCTGCCAGTTTGTGATTCAGGCCTGCCAGCGCCATCTTGATGACCTGATGGAGGAAAAAAGTAAGTCGTTTCGTTACCGCTTCGACAAGGACCTGGCTGAACGGGCCGCGAAATTTATTCAGCTGTTGCCGCACACCAAGGGTGAGTGGGCATTTAAACGGATGCCCATCACGCTGGAGCCGTGGCAGCTATTTGTGATCTGCTGTGCGTTTGGCTGGGTCAATAAAGGCACCCGGTTGCGCCGCTTCCGGGAGGTGTATACCGAAATTCCCCGTAAGAACGGCAAATCGGCAATCTCTGCCGGTGTTGCCCTGTATTGTTTTGCCTGTGATAACGAGTTCGGCGCGGAAGTGTATTCCGGTGCCACGACGGAGAAACAGGCATGGGAAGTCTTTCGTCCGGCACGACTGATGTGTAAACGCACACCCATGCTGACGGAAGCGTTCGGGATTGAGGTTAACGCCTCAAACATGAACCGTCCGGAGGATGGTGCGCGGTTTGAACCGCTGATCGGTAACCCCGGTGATGGTTCATCACCCCACTGTGCCGTGGTGGATGAATATCACGAGCACGCCACAGATGCGCTTTACACCACGATGCTTACCGGGATGGGGGCGCGACGCCAGCCACTGATGTGGGCCATTACCACCGCCGGGTACAACATTGAGGGGCCGTGCTACGACAAACGGCGGGAAGTCATCGAGATGCTCAACGGCTCGGTGCCCAACGATGAACTGTTCGGGATCATCTATACCGTTGACGAAGGCGACGACTGGACCGACCCGCAGGTACTTGAAAAAGCTAACCCGAATATCGGTGTGTCGGTTTATCGCGAGTTTTTGTTAAGCCAGCAGCAACGTGCGAAAAATAACGCCCGTCTGGCAAACGTCTTTAAAACAAAACACCTCAATATCTGGGTGTCGGCGCGTTCGGCGTATTTCAACCTGGTGAGCTGGCAGAGCTGCGAGAATAAATCACTGACCCTTGAGCAGTTTGAGGGGCAGCCGTGCATTCTGGCCTTTGACCTGGCGCGTAAGCTGGATATGAACAGTATGGCGCGACTTTATACCCGCGAGATTGACGGTAAAACGCATTACTACAGTGTGGCTCCGCGCTTCTGGGTACCGTATGACACGGTGTACAGCGTCGAGAAAAATGAAGATCGCCGGACAGCCGAGCGCTTTCAGAAATGGGTGGAAATGGGCGTTCTGACCGTTACCGATGGTGCGGAGGTGGATTATCGCTACATCCTCGAGGAGGCCAAAGCGGCGAACAAAATCAGCCCGGTCAGTGAGTCACCCATCGACCCCTTCGGGGCGACCGGGCTGTCGCATGACCTTGCGGATGAAGACCTGAACCCCATCACCATCATTCAGAACTACACCAACATGTCCGACCCGATGAAAGAGCTGGAAGCGGCAATTGAATCGGGGCGTTTTCATCATGACGGCAATCCCATCATGACCTGGTGTATCGGCAACGTGGTCGGCAAAACCATTCCGGGTAACGATGATGTGGTGAAGCCCGTCAAGGAGCAGGCGGAAAACAAAATTGATGGTGCAGTTGCGCTGATTATGGCGGTTGGCAGAGCCATGCTGTACGAGAAAGAAGACACGCTGTCTGATCACATTGAGTCCTACGGGATCCGCTCGCTTTAACTGAGGTAATTATGATCATGCTGATTCTCGCGCCTCTGGTGGGCGTGCTGGGTGCGCTTTTGCTGGCGTATGGTGCCTGGCTGATTTATCCCCCGGCGGGGTTTGTTGTTGCCGGGGCGCTGTGCCTGTTCTGGTCGTGGCTGGTGGCGCGATATCTCGACCGTACACAGTCGTCTGTCGGCGGAGGTAAATAGTGTTCTTTTCGGGATTATTTCAACGAAAAAGTGACGCACCTGTGACCACGCCAGCAGAGCTGGCGGATGCCATCGGGCTGTCGTATGACACCTATACCGGAAAGCAGATCAGCAGTCAGCGGGCTATGCGACTGACGGCGGTTTTTTCCTGCGTCAGAGTGCTGGCAGAGTCGGTCGGGATGTTGCCCTGCAATCTGTATCACCTGAACGGCAGCCTGAAGCAGAGAGCCACCGGCGAACGTCTGCATAAACTGATCTCCACGCATCCCAATGGCTATATGACGCCGCAGGAGTTCTGGGAGCTGGTGGTCACCTGTCTGTGCCTGAGGGGAAACTTTTACGCCTACAAAGTGAAAGCATTTGGCGAAGTGGCTGAACTGCTGCCCGTCGATCCCGGCTGTGTGGTACCGAAGCTTAACAGTAGCTGGGAACCGGTCTATCAGGTCACATTCCCGGATGGCTCCACGGATGTACTGAGCCAGGAGGATATCTGGCATGTGCGTACGCTGACGCTGGACGGACTGGTGGGGCTGAATCCCATCGCCTATGCCCGCGAGGCAATATCGCTGGCGGCAGCGACCGAAGAGCACGGGGCCAGACTGTTCAGCAATGGCGCGGTGACGTCGGGTGTTTTGCGTACAGAGCAGACGCTGTCGGATCAGGCTTATGAGCGCCTGAAGAAAGATTTTGAGGAGCGTCACACCGGGCTTGGCAATGCTCACCGCCCGATGATCCTTGAGATGGGGCTGGACTGGAAGTCGATGGCGTTGAACGCAGAGGACAGCCAGTTCCTGGAAACCCGCAAGTTTCAGCTTGAAGAAATCTGTCGTCTGTTCCGTGTGCCATTGCACATGGTGCAGAACACCGATCGCGCCACCTTCAACAATATCGAAGAGCTGGGGCTCGGATTTATCAACTATTCACTGGTGCCGTATCTGACCCGCATTGAGCAGCGGATCAACACCGGACTGGTACGAAAAAGTAAGCAGGGCGTTTATTACGCCAAATTTAACGCCGGGGCGTTACTGCGCGGGGATATGAAGTCCCGTTTTGAAGCCTACGCCACCGGGATTAACTGGGGAATTTACTCTCCCAATGACTGCCGCGACCTGGAAGATATGAATCCGCGTCCCGGTGGGGATGTCTATCTCACACCGATGAACATGACCACGAAACCCTCCGATGGCAGTAAAGCCGGTAAGCAGAAGGATAACGCCAATGCAGACGAAACAACGTCTTGATGTACCGCTGAGTCTGAAATCTGTCAGTGACTCCGGTGAGTTTGAAGGGTATGGCTCCGTCTTTGGTGTAAAGGACAGCCACGATGATGTGGTGATGTCCGGGGCATTTGCTGCTTCCCTGCGGGCGTGGAGTGACAGAAAAGCGTTACCTGCGCTGCTCTGGCAGCACCGCATGGATGAACCCATCGGTGTTTACACCGAAATGAAGGAAGACGATGTCGGGCTTTACGTCAGGGGGCGGTTGCTTATTGATGATGATCCCCTCGCAAAACGCGCACATGCACACATGAAGGCCGGTTCGTTAACCGGCCTTTCTATTGGGTACGTCCTGAAAGACTGGGAATACGACCGGAGCAAAGAAGCCTTTCTGCTGAAAGAAATCGACCTCTGGGAAGTCAGTCTGGTGACGTTTCCGTCTAACGACGAGGCGCGGATCAGCGACGTCAAGAACGCGCTGGCCCGCGGGGAAATCCCCGAACAGAAAAAAATCGAAAGAGTCCTGCGTGATGTCGGACTCTCCCGTACCCAGGCCAAAGCATTCATGGCCGGGGGCTATGGCGCACTGTCCCTGCGCGACGCTGAGGATGTGGGCTCTGCACTGAATGCACTGAAAAATCTGAACTTCTAATCAGGAGAAATACGATGGCGGTTGATATTAAAGATGTCGAACAGGTCGCGCAGGAGCTGCAGCAGAAGTTTGACGACTTCAAAGCAAAGAACGACAAGCGCGTGGATGCGATTGAGCAGGAAAAAGGCAAGCTTGCCGGGCAGGTGGAAACCCTGAACGGGAAACTCAGCGAGCTGGAAAATCTCAAAAGCGACCTTGAAAAAGAGCTGCTTGAGCTGAAACGTCCGGCAGGTGGAGCGCAAAATAAACTGGCCACCGAGCATAAAGAGGCGTTTGTGGGCTTTCTACGTAAAGGCCGTGAAGACGGTCTGCGCGATCTGGAGCGTAAGGCATTGCAGGTGGGTACCGATGAAGACGGTGGCTACGCCGTGCCGGAAGAACTGGATCGCAACATTCTTAACCTGCTGAAAGATGAAGTGGTGATGCGTCAGGAAGCCACGGTGATCACCGTTGGCGGTTCCGACTACAAAAAACTGGTGAATCTGGGCGGTACGGCTTCCGGGTGGGTGGGGGAAACGGATACGCGATCCCAGACTGCCACCTCCAGACTGGAGCTGATTGAACCTCTCATGGGGGAAATCTACGGCAACCCGCAGGCTACCCAGAAAATGCTGGACGATGCCTTCTTCAACGTGGAGGCCTGGATCAACAGCGAGCTGGCAACCGAATTTGCTGAACAGGAAGAAATTGCCTTTACCTCAGGCGATGGCACCAAGAAGCCGAAAGGGTTCCTGGCGTATGAATCCACTGATGAAACCGACAAGGTCCGGGCGTTCGGCAAACTTCAGCATATTGTATCCGGCGAAGCGACCGCGGTGACCGCAGACGCCATTATCAAACTGATTTACACGCTGCGTAAGGCACACCGCACTGGCGCGAAGTTCATGATGAACAACAACAGCCTGTTTGCCATCCGTCTGCTGAAAGACACCGAGGGTAACTATCTGTGGCGTCCGGGGCTGGAACTGGGGCAGCCGTCCTCTCTGGCGGGTTACGGTATCGCTGAAAACGAACAGATGCCGGATATCGCCGCTGATGCGAAAGCCATTGCATTTGGTAACTTCAAACGGGGTTACACCATCGTTGACCGTATCGGCACCCGCATTCTGCGTGACCCGTACACCAATAAACCGTTTGTCGGTTTTTATACCACCAAGCGCACCGGCGGGATGCTGGTCGATTCGCAGGCCATCAAACTGCTGAAGATTGCAGCGGCGTAATCACTCAGGGGCGCGGAACCGCGCCCCCTGTTCTGACGGGTGAAGAATCATGATCCTGAAACAAGATCTGAAATGGTCACCGGACGGTATGCGTGTTGAGGTCATTCGGGCCGGTGAGTATGACGACGGGGCGCTTCCTGCCCGGGTGCAGGAGATTGCACTTCAGGCCGGGTTAGCAGAGCGCGGAACCAGTGCAAAAAGCAGTAAAGCGGCAAAAGAGAAAAAAGCCACGACCAGTAAAGAGGGCTGAGTATGCTTCTGACAATGGAAGAGATTAAAGCCCAACTCCGGCTGGATGAGGATTTCGATGCTGATGACCGCCATCTGCAACTGCTGGCCTGTGCGGCGCAAAAGCGGACGGAAACGTATCTGAACCGGAAGCTCTATGCACCGGATGAAACCATTCCGGAGAGCGATCCGGACGGGCTGCACCTGCCGGATGATATTCGTCTGGGGATGCTGATGCTTATCAGCCATTTTTACGAAAACCGCTCGTCGGTTACGGAAGTGGAGAAACTCGACATGCCGCAGAGTTTTGGCTGGCTTGTCGGCCCGTACAGGTACTTTCCGCAATGAAAATTCGTCAGGCGCAGACCAGCGCAACCTACATTCTGCCGGACCCCGGTGAACTGAATAAACGCGTCCTGATCCGCCTGCGGGTGGATATGCCCGCGGATAACTTTGGCGTGGAGCCTCAATACCCGGTTACGTTCCGGACATGGGCGAAGGTTATCCAGACCAGTGCCACCACCTGGCAGGAAACCGCGCAGACCGGGGACGCCATCACCCATTACATCACCATTCGTTACCGCCGGGGGATCACCGCTGATTATGAGGTGGTCTGCGGTGACAGTGTGTACCGGGTGAAACGTCAGCGCGATCTGAACGGGGCGCGGCGCTTTCTGCTGCTGGAGTGTACGGAGCTGGGCGAATGTAGGCAGAGTCACGGAGGCAGCAATGGCGACTCCCTTTTTTCACGTTGATGTTCAGCAGCCCGCCGAGATGCGCTTTAACCGCGCCCGTGTCCGGCGGGCGTTTGTCACGATTGGGCAGCGTCATATGCGTGATGCCCGTCGGCTGGTGATGCGCCGTGCGCGGTCGGCACCGGGTGAAAACCCCGGTTATCAGACCGGACGCCTGGCTCGTTCGATTGGTTATATGGTGCCGAGAGCCAGTAAAAAGCGAGCCGGTTTTATGACACGCATTGCCCCTAACCAGCGCAACGGGAAGGGGAACCGGATGATCTCTGGTGACTTCTATCCGGCGTTTCTGTTTTTTGGTGTCCGGGGAGGAGCAAAACGTCGTCGTAGTCATCATCGTGGTGCATCCGGTGGCAGCGGCTGGCGACTGGCTCCACGTAATAACTTCATGGTGGAAACTCTTGAAAAGAACCGCAGCTGGACACGCTATTTTCTGGCGCGGGAATTGCGTAAATCACTGAAGCCGGAGCGACGACACAGATGAAACTGACGCCTGTTATTGCTGCGCTGCGTGCCCGCTGCCCGTATTTTGAAAACCGGGTGGCAGGCGCGGCACAGTTCAAAAATCTGCCGGAGGTCGGAAAGCTGAGACTCCCGGCGGCGTATGTGGTACCGGGTGATGACTCTCCGGGAGAAAACAAAAGCCAGACCGACTACTGGCAGGAGCTGAAAGAGGGCTTCTCCGTGGTTGTCATACTGAGTAACGGGCGTGATGAGCGCGGTCAGTTTGCCTCGTATGATGTGGTGGACGATGTCCGGCAGATGCTCTTTAAGGCCCTGCTGGGCTGGAACCCGGAAGCGTGCGGTAACCCGATTACCTATGACGGCGGCACGCTGCTGGATCTGAATCGTCATGAGCTGATTTATCAGTTCGATTTTTCGGTCATCAGCGAGCTGACTGAAGACGATACCCGCCAGCAGGATGATCTGAACAGTCTGGATGAACTGCAAACGCTGGCGATTGATGTTGATTATCTCGAGCCCGGTAACGGGCCTGACGGCGATATCGAACATCACACCGAAATAACCCTTCCTTCCTGAGGATCCTCATGTTTGTCAAACCTGTTAAAGGGCGGTCAGTTCCTGACCCTGCCCGCGGCGACCTTTTGCCCGCCGAAGGGCGAAATGTTGACGAGAACAACTACTGGCTGCGCCGTGAAGCAGCGGGTGATATCCGGCGCGTGAATAAAAAGGTGAACACCGATGACGATAAGCTTTAACACCATTCCGTCGAATACGCTGGTTCCGTTGTTTTATGCGGAAATGGATAACCAGGCGGCGAATACTGCACAGGACAGCGGAGCATCGCTGCTGATTGGTCATGCCAATAACGGTGCAGAGATTGTTGCCAACAGTCTGGTGCTGATGCCGTCGGCAGACTATGCACGCCAGATTTGTGGTGCGGGAAGTCAGCTGGCGCGTATGGTCGAG